TAAGACTCATGTCTTAACTCCTCCTTTTTTACGTCACATGGACAAATTAAGACAGTTTTACGCCATGCTCCAGGGCAAAATAAAAAACCGCCTCGATTTCGACACGGTTTATAGTGGTTTACAGCAATTTATTGCATGAAAAAAGCGCCTAGATAAAACCAAGCGCTAAGTTACGTTTTTTGAGTTCAGCTATGATAGCCTCCTCATCTTCTCTGGAAAATGTGGTAAACCTCAAATGTGATAATTCTTCATCTGTCATCTCAGACGGGATGAGCTTAGGAGAACTCAACCCCATTGAGTCAATCTGAGAAAAAGCCTCTGATAAGTTCATTATTACTCGTCCTTTCTGACATTCATTTCAAGGACTATGCCACCCTTGTTTTCTTTCACACTAATTATATCATATTTAGTGCCTCTTGGTAGAATAATCTCACTTTCGTCATCATTATCCGTGAAATATATTTGATGATTTTTAGGAATGTTGATGATTGTTTTAACAGGTCTATGCTTAAAGTAATTGTACTTAGGAATATAGCTTGTTGATGTGTACCCATCATTACTATATTTGGCTTTACCTGAGTTCAACATGTCCATAAAGTTGTCATAGTCTTTCAATAGGTGCTGATTTTGCTCCACTACTGATTTAAGATAGACATTATCATCAAACCTATTGACTTTGGTATTCTTCAATATCCTATTTTTCTCAACTACTCCATCAAGAGTATTTACAATCTTCTGATATTCAGGAGGCATTGCATTCTTATCTCTCAGGAATTTATTGATAGCAAAACTATGAGCTGTACCGATATAGCCCAAACCTTGAGGGTTTTCATCAGCATACAATACTTTGCGCTCAGGTTTAGTGATTTTCCCTCCAACTTTTTTGAAAGCTGGAATCTCGCTATCTTTGATGTAATGATGTTCTGACATCCTCTTTCTTAGCTGAGTTTCTTTCTTAGCCTCTGCATAAGGGTCAGCATAGTATTTTTCTCTAGCATAATCACGGTGTAGAAATGGGTGTTGTTTGAGATAGTCTCTCATGGCTCCCTGTTGGATCCTAACCTTGCTTTTATACTTGTCTATCAGCTCGCTGTCTCCTAGCTTTTCTGCAACATGGAGAAATTCCTTAGACTGTCTGATAGACCTCTCTAAGGCCCTCTGTTTAGCCTGAGCGTTTGCGTTTTCTATTGCTTGCTCTGGTGTCAAGTCTCTTAGTTCGTCGGGCAAATCAGGCTTGTAGTTGGATCCTGGAATGTAGGGAGTCATCTCATGAGTACAGTTAATACCCTGACATCCCCAAGCGTAGCCATAGCCGTAGTCTGATAGTGCCAAAATACGCTCCCCAGCCTCTGTCCTAGCAACCCCTGTAGTCACTATCTGGTGCTGTAAAGGAGCGCACATCTCTCTAGCTGTGGCTTTCTTGTGATAGTAAAAGGTATCTATCCCCAACTCCTCAGCTGGAGCCATCCTGACCCCCCGCTAGACACCACC